CGGTCTACGGGCTGGAACGGACGGTGAAGATCAAGAAAAACAGCACGTTCTACGAGCCGGTGAAAAAGACGGTCGATGCCGAACTTGGAAAGAACATCAGGCGCGAGATTCTGAACGCCCTGGCGACAATGAGGTAAACAATGAACATTACGATAAAACAGGACCCGTCGGCTGACTGGACATCGAGAAACCCGGTGCTTGACCAGTTCTGTCTCGGCTACGAGACGGATACGGGCAAAGCGAAGATGGGCGACGGTGTGACTGCGTGGAACAGCTTGGGGTATTTCGCGCCGGGCGGCGCGACCGGCGGGGGCGCGGTCGAAACTCTGACGGACGGCGCGACGGTAACATGGACGTTCGCGGGGAACGAATCGCGCAACGCAAAGGTTACGCTGGCGGGCAACAGAACGCTCGCGGTGTCCGGCGCAACCGACGGCGCTTCGGGCACTCTCATTGTGATTCAGGACGGCACGGGATCGCGGACGCTTGCGCTACCCGCCGGTTCGAAGGTCATCAACGCGGGTGCAGGCGTGGCAACGCTGTCAACCGGCGCGGGCGACATCGACATTCTTTCGTTTATTTTTGACGGGACGACCTATTACTGGACGGTCGGACTCGATTTCACCGGAGCGTAATGGCATCAAAGCTGTTCAATTCATTATTGGGTGCGTCAGGTGTCCCGTTGCTGTTCGACGGGATGGATATGATGCACGTCGGTATTTGGGATCTGAAACTGCGGCGCAGTGATTATGCCGGCCCGGCGGTTCGCGTCCGGCGTCAGAGCGACAACGCGGAAATCGACATTGATTTTCTTCCGAACGGCAGTGTCGATATGGCGACGTATGAAGCTTACGGGACGGGCAGTGAAAAGGTCATTACGGTTTATGACCAGTCGGGCAACGGATTTGACTTCACGCAATCGACGCTCGCCAACGCTCCGTATTTGGCCACATCGTCATACAACGGGAATTCGTGCATTAAATTTTCCGATGGCATTCGAATGCGCGTAACGGATTTTACCGACTGGAACGGCTTGGCGGACTGTCATTTCATTATGGCGCAACGCCAAACCGTGCTGACCACGGGGTATCCGCTGATCGGCGGTTCAGGCGGGCGCATCGTCAATTGGACTGCCGGGGCATCGGATAACGTCTATTGGGGCGAATCCGGATCGAATCGAAGTCAGTACACGAAGAAGAACCGCGGCGGGCAGTTGGTGCGTTACACCTTTGACGGCGGCGCCGCGACCAACGCCCTTAAGGCCCGAATGTTCGTCAATCAGATCGAATTGACCGCCGGCGTCGTCGGGAATCACGCGACGACGTTTCCCAACGAAACGCACCTCGACTGGAACGGAACTCCGCTCAACGGCGGCGCGGGCATGACCTCCGAGTATTTCGGGTTTTATTACATCGGCCAGAATTTAACTTCCGAGAAGTTGCTGGCGATTGAGAACAGGCTGAAAGCCGATCAACTGACGTTCACGTCTTCGCAGTTGCTTTGTATCGGTGATTCACTGACTGCGAATTCGTCCAACGGCGGGTCAGGATCGGCGAACTCGTACCCGAATTTGCTGAATGATGCGTTGGAAATTTACACGGGTGCAACATGGATTCCCTCGAATCTCGGCGCTGCGGCGGAGCGGCTGGCGGTAGAGATCACAAATCGTTTCGCCTCGCAGGTTTTGGAATCCCGCGATGAATGCAAGGCGAATGACGTGGTCGTTCTGTGGGGCGGTACGAACGATTTGGCCGGCGATATGACGGGCGGTTCGACGATCGTGAACGCGACGCTGGCGGCGGCAGTTTCGTTATGCACGTCCGCCGCTGTGGACGGATTCGATGTGTATTTTCCGAATATGTTACCGAGGGAAGACGTGGACAACGTCAACCCGACGTTTGAGGCGGATCGCGCTAGTTTCAATTCGCAACTGGCAAACGAATTGGCGGGCGTGGCGACGGTCGTGGACGTGGCGGCAATCGCGAATCTGTCCGAGCCGACAAATACGACATATTTCCTCGGCGACAAAGTGCATTTGACGGACGCCGGCAATGCTTTGATCGCCAATGCGGTCGCGGCGGCGATTGAGGCGAATTTATAAAAGAAGGAATGCCCGCGGCCGCGACAACAGACCCGAAGATCTTTAACATCAGCGAGCTCGCGCGGGGATTCAATCTGGACCGCGCGACGGTCCGCAAACGGATCGACGCGGCGGGGATCGTTCCCGTCGACCAAAAAGCGAAGGAAACCCGGTTTCTGCTCGACGAAAAGCTTGAGGAGATCCTGCTCGCGGCGGACGCGGACCTCGACGCCGAGAAGCTGCGCAAGCTGAAAGCCGAAGCGAACCTCAAGGAAATGGAGGTTCAGGTCCGTCGCGGCGAACTTGCGCCCGTTCGCGACTTTCAGGAAACCGTGCAGGCGCTTTTCGGCGGGCTGTACAAGGAGATCGCCGTCCGCTTCCCGAAAAAGGTCGGCTCGCGGATGGCGAGGGCGAAAACGGCGGCGGCCGCAAGCGCGGTCCTCGCGCGTGAACTCGATCAGATCTTTCTCAGCGTCCGGGCGGATTTCACGAAGCACCTGGACAACGGCGAACCGGCGGCGAAGGGGCGGACGAAAAAGCAGTGAGACCAGAGATCGCAAAAATTTTCGAGGCCGGCCTCAGAACGGCAATACCGGAAGGCGCGCTGTCGATCTCGCGCTGGGCGGAGACGTACCGCTACGTCCAGCGGTCGGCGCGTCCGGGCCGGTGGTCGAACGCGGTCGTCCCGTTCCTGACGGAGATCATGGACGTCGTCACCGATCCGATGGTCCGAAAGGTCGTCTACCAGAAATCCGCGCAGGTCGCGGGATCGGAACTCCTCGTCAATATCATCGGCTATTACATTCACATCGATCCGACCTACATCATGTACGTCGCCGAAAAGGAGGACAAGGCGCGGGCGTGGACGAACGAGTCGTTCGACACGACGGTTCAGGAAACCGAGGTCCTGCGCGATCTCGTCCGGTGGGATTCCGAGGACAACAACCAGCGGATCAAGCGGTTTCCGGGCGGCCAGCTCACGATCGGCTGGGCGACGTCTCCGGCGGAACTCTCCTCGCGGCCGGTCCGCATCCTTTGTTTCGACGAGGTCGACGGATATTCGGTCACGCGCGAGGGCGATCCGGTCAAGATCGGCGAGGCGCGCACCAAAACGTTCAGCGGGTCCGAGAAGATCATTCTCGTGAGCTCCCCGCGCAACGCGGAGACGTCGGTCATAGAGCGCGAGTACATGAGCGGCGACCGGCGCGAGTATTGGGTCCCGTGTCCGCATTGCGGAGACTTCCAGACGCTCAAATGGGCCAATCTCCGCTGGGACGACGATCCCGCCGAAGCTTATTACGTCTGCGAACTGTGCGGCGCGATCATCGAGCACGACGACAAGCCCGAAATGCTCGCGAAAGGCCGGTGGATCGCGTCGGAGAAGTTCAAGGGGACGGCGAGTTTCAGGATCAACGAGCTTTACTCGCCGTTCACGACGTGGGGCGCGATGGCCGTTGACTTCCTTGAGGCGCGCAAATCGCCGGACACGCTGAAGCCGTTCGTGAACACGCGGCTCGGCGAGACGTGGAAAGAGGAGGAGCGGATCGAGTACGCCGACCTTCAGCTCTCCCGCGAGGACTACCGGGCCGACGTTCCCGACGGCGTCCTGTTCCTGACCGCCGGGGTCGACGTTCAGGACGACCGCCTCGAAGTGTTTTTGGCGGGCTGGGGCCGCGATCTTGAGTGTTGGGCGATCGACTACCGCGTGATCGAAGGTTCGCCCGCGATGCCGCAGGTCTGGGACGACCTGACGGACTATCTGCTCGACGCCCGGGCGGGGGAAGCGCAGGAGTTTCGGGTCGCGGCGGTGTGCATCGACTCCGGCGGCCACCATACGCAGGACGTGTACCGGTTCGCGCACCGGTACAAGGGCCGCCGGTGGTTCGCGGTCAAGGGCGCGAGCGTCGCCGGGAAGCCGATCGTCTCGAAACCGACGATCGTCGGCTCGAACCCGAAGGTCCGGCTTTACACGGTCGGGACCGACACGGCGAAGGACACGATCTTTGCATATCTGCGCAACGGCGAGCGTGGGACGCCCGGCTACGTTCATTTCCCGGCGGACGACCGCTTCGACGAGTCCTATCTGAAGGCCCTTTGCTCGGAAAAGAAGGTGACGCGGTTTCGGATGGGCCAGAAATACCAGGTTTGGGAGAAGGTTACGGCCTCCGCACGCAACGAGCCGCTCGATACCTTCGTCTACGCGCTCGCCGCGGTGCATATTCTGAGGCCGAATTTCGGGAAGATCGCGCGGAAAATCGAGGCCGGAGCGGTCGAAAGCACGGAGATTCCGGCCCCGATCGAGGTCAAAAATGATGCTTTGGAGCCGGAAAACAGGGCTGAAACGCCCGAAAAAACGCCCAAAACGGCCGAAAACGCACCGAAAAGGCGAAAAACGCGGATAAGGATCAAAAACAAGGCCTTCGGAGGCTACAAAGTGGGGTACTGACTATGGCGAGAGATGACAGATCGACGGAACCGCGGGAGATCCGCGTCGGCGAGCGGATCGCGTGGACGCGGACGTTTTCGGAGTATCCGGCGACGGAATACGGGCTTGAGTACCGGTTTCGGGGCAACGGGACGGGGATAAACGTCACCGGCGCGGCCGACGGCGACGCTTTCGACTGCGAGATCACCGCCGCGCAGTCGGCGACGCTGCTCGCGGGTGAAACATACGAGTGGCAGGCGTGGCTCACCGAGACGGCGGACGCGACGAATACGTGGATCGCCGCTTCGGGGACGATCGACGTGAAAGCCGGGTTCAGTTCGGGGATCACGACGGCGGTCGACCTCCGCTCGGACGCGAAGATCATTCTCGACGCGATCAACGCGACGATCCTGAACAAGGCGACCAGCGACCAATTGGAGTACGAGATCGCGACGCCGGCGGGATCTCGAAAGCTGAAACGGATGGGTTTGAAGGAATTGACGGACGCGCGGAAGATCTTCGCGGAGATCGTCGCGCGCGAGCGCGCCGCCGAGCGGGTCAAGCGTGGCGGAAAGTTCGGCCGGACGGTTCTCGGCCGGCTGTGGGAGGACTAAACCGATGATGAACGAACACCAGTCAGTGTGGCAGCAGATACGCGGGCTGTTCGCGGGCGCGGCGCCGGTGCGCGCGAAGCGGAGCTACAAGGCCGCAAAGATCAACCGGCTCAATTCGGGCTGGGTCACGGAGCCGACGACGGCGAACCGGGTGATCAAGCAGGATCTTCGGGTTTTGCGGGCGCGGGCGCGGGAAATGGCGCGGAACTCAAGCCATTTCCGAAAATTCCTCGCGATGGCGCGGACGAACATCGTCGGGCCGAAGGGGTTGCAGCTTCAGGGCCGGGCGCGGCTGGCCGACGGTTCGCTCAACGGGCCGCTCAACAAGCGGATCGAGGAGGCGTGGTGGAACTGGACGCACCAGGAGACCTGCACGGCCTCGATGAGGCTTGACTGGCGCGCGGTCCAGCGGCTTTTCGTGACGTATCTGATCCGCGACGGCGAGGCGCTTGTCCGGCACGTCGAGGACAAAAAGAACCCGTTCGGGTACTCGGTCCGTCTCATCGATCCGTCGTACCTGGACGAAATGCACAACGAAACGCTTCCGAACGGGAACCGGGTGATCATGTCGGTCGAGATCGACGAGCGCGACCGGCCGGTCGCGTACTATCTGACGACGCCGCCCGACGATGTGCTGTTTTCGCGCAAAAAGGAGCGGAAACGGACGCGCGTCCCGGCCTCCGAGATCGAGCACGCATTTCTAGTCTATGACGACGAGTGCCAGGTCAGGGGCGTGACGTGGTTCCACGCGGCGATGCTCGACGCGAAGAACCTCGCCGGATACAACGACGGCGTGATCACGTCCGCGCGGACGGCGGCCATGTCGATGGGATTCCTTGAGCGCGAATCGGACGAAACGGAGTTCGAGGGCTACGAGGACGAGGAAGGGAACGAGCTGCCGGTCGAGATCGACATCTCGCCGGTGACGTTCAACGAACTTCCGGCCGGGTACAAGCTCGCGCAGTTCGACCCGAAGCAGCCGACGCAAAACCACGCGGCTTTCGTCGATACGATCCTCCGGGACGTCGCGACCGGCCTCGGCGTCAATTTCTTTTCACTGACAGGGGATCTCTCAAGCGTCAACTATTCAAGCGCGCGCGTCGGTCTCGGCGAGGAGCGCGACGTCTGGCGTGAGTTGCAGGATTTCGTCGGAACGCATCTCTGCCGGCCGGTCTATCACCGGTGGCTCCGCGCGGCGACGCTGCGGAAGGCGATCGAGCTCAGCCCGGAGCAGTACCTCGAAGCGCAGAATCCGATGTGGCGCGGGCGCGGCTGGCGTTACATCGATCCGCAGAAAGAAGTGAACGCGAACGTTCTGGCGCTCGAAAACAACCTCGTTTCGCTGACGGAGGTTCTGGCGGAGCAGGGCGTCGACATTCAGGACCATTTCGAGACGATCAAGCGCGAACGCGAGCTCGCGCAGGAATACGGGATCGAGCTGACCTACGGCGGGAGCAAAGCGGCCGACACCGCGGCGGACGAGGAGGACGAAACGGCAGAGGACGCGGATACCGGCGACGAAGAAGCGGGGTAAGTGTTTTTTTACCCCTAAAAAATAAATAGTTTTCAAAACCCGTAACCTCAAAGCCGTCGGAGTTATTTCCGGCGGCTTTCTTATGTCCGAGATTCAAAAACTGCGCGAAAAACTGTTGTCGCAGCCGCTTGAGCGGTCATTTCCGCTCGAACGGGCGGCGGTCGACGAGGAAAGCCGGACGGTCAGCGTCGCATTTGCCTCGGACCGGGGCGTCGATCACTGGTTCGGGACGCTCATCCTGTCGATGGACAAAAAAGCGATGCGGTCCGAGCGGCTCAAGTCCGGTGCCGCGCTCCTGATGGATCACAACTGGAACGATCAGGTCGGCGTCGTCGAGAACTTCTCGATCGATGGCGGGGTCGCCCGCGCCGACGTGCGCTTTTCGCGCTCGACGCGCGGCGAGGAAGTGTTTCAGGACGTCCGCGACGGTATCCGCCGGAACATCAGCGTCGGATTCATGATCCACGACCTTCAGCTCGAAAGCGAGAACAAAGGCGAGATGCCGGTCTACCGCTCGAACGATTGGGAACCCTACGAGATCTCGATCGTCAGCGTCCCGGCGGACATCAGCGTCGGCGTCGGCCGATCGAAGGAATTTTCAGAAACGGCGGCGGAAGTGCGCGGCCAAATCCAAAACAACATGGAGAAAAACATGACAGAGAACAATGAACCGGTCACGCCGGTTGTCGCTACGCCGCCGGCCGACACGTCGGCTGCCCGTCATGCCGGCCTGATCGCGTTCGGCGATCTGTTCGGCGAGGGCGATCTCGCCCGTCAGCTTATCTTGGCGGACCCGGACGCAACGCGCGAGGATCTGCGCCAGGCGATCATCACCAAGCGGGATTCCCGTCCGTCCGCGCCGGCGGTCCCGCAGGAGGACCCGCAGGCTTTGGCGATCCGCCAGGGCGCGCCGGTCGAGCTTGCCCGGACGCTTCCGCGGCACGGAAAGCTCAGGAACTTCAAGGACGCCGAACGCGCTTACCGCTTCGGCCAGTGGGTCATGGCCGCGCCGATGGGCGTCGCGCGGGCGGCTCAGTTCTGCCGCGATCACGGCCTTGAGATCCGCGCGATGAGCGAGGGCCAGAACGAATACGGCGGCTTTCTGGTCCCGGAGGAGTTCGGTAACGACCTGATCGACCTCCGCGAGCAGTACGGCGTTTTCCGCCGCAACGCGAAGGTGGTCCCGATGTCGTCCGACACGCGGAGCGATCCGCGGCGCACCGGCGGCCTGACGGCCTATTTCGTCAACGAGGCCGACGCGATCACGGCGTCCGACAAGTCGTGGGACCGGGTCAACCTGGTCGCCAAGAAACTCGGCGTTCTGGCGCGCGTTTCGAGCGAACTCAACGAAGATTCGGTGATCTCGCTCGGTGACGACCTCGCCGGCGAGATGGCCTACGCTTTCGCCAACAAGGAAGACGAGTGCGGTTTCAACGGCGACGGGACCTCGACCTACGGCGGGATCGTCGGCGCGTGCGCCAAGATCAAGGGGCTGTCGGCGACGATCGCCTACATCGCCGGGCTTCAGGTCGGAACCGGAAACGCCTACAGCGAATTGACGCTCACCGATTTCGAGGGCGTGGTCGGGCGGCTGCCGCAGTACGCGGACACGCCAAGCGCGAAGTGGTTCGTTCACCGCTCGTTCTACTACAACGTGATGGTCAAGGTCATGCTCGCCTCGGGCGGCGTGACGGCCTCCGAGATCGAACAGGCCCGGAACAAGCAGTTTCTCGGCTACGAGGTCGAATTCGCGCAGGTGATGCCGAAGGTCGAGGCGAACAGTCAGGTCTGCGCGCTGCTCGGCGATCTCAGTCTCGCGGCCTCGCTCGGCTCGCGCCGCGAAACGACGATCACAATGTCGGAGCATTCGCGGTTCGCGAACGATCAGATCGAGTTCAAGGGAACCGAGCGGTTCGACATCAACGTCCATTCGGTCGGCAACGCCGACGCGACGGCCGCAAACCGCGTTCCGGGTCCGATCGTCGGACTGATCACGGCCGCTTCCTAATCTCAGGGGTACGACGGGCCGGTCTCAGGACCGGCCGCAAACAAAACGAGGAAAAGAAAAAATGCAGAATCTTCAGAACATCAAGATCGTACCGGTCACGAACCCGGCCGCAATCGTCGACGACGCCGCCTTCACGACGGCGACGATCGACACGAAAGGCTGGGACGAGGCCCTGTTCGTCGTCCACTTCGGCGCGATGGACATCGCGGTCGCAGCCTTCAAGCTTCAGGAGTCGGACGACTCCGGGATGAGCGGCGCGGCCGACATCTCCGGCGCCGATTTCTCGGTGTCGCCGGCGACGCTTCCGAGCGCGACGGCCGACAACACGCTTTTCGGCATCCACGTCAAACTCGGCGGTTCCCGGAAGCGGTACATGGACCTTTCGCTCACGGGCGGCAACGGCACGCTCGGAACGTACGCCTCGGCGATCGTCATTTTGGGCAAGGGCGAAGCGAATCCGGCGACGGTCGCGGACCGCGGCTTCAACCAGCTTCTCTACGTCTAATGGCCGAAACGAAGAAAATCAGGTTCATCGCGCGCGCGGGCGATCCGCGCAACGGCGGAGTGATCATTCAGCCCGGCACGGTCGCGGATTTCCCGACCGTCTGGGCCGAACGGTACATCGCCCAGGGGATCGCGGTCGAGGCCGGTGAACCGGAAACGAAGCCGGCCGCAAGGCCGAAGAAGAAAAAATGATCTCTGACAGCGAGCTCGACGGCTGTTTCGAAACGGAGGATTTCGCGCAGAACGCGGTGTTCACGGTTTCGGGAAGCCCGGTCACGGTGGCCGGATATTTCACGGCGGGCTCGGACGCCGCCGAGCAGTACGGGATTCTGGTCGAGGCCGTCGATCCGAGTTTCACGTGCCGGACGACGGCGATAACCGGCGTGACGCGCGGGACGGCCGTGACGGTGAACTCGGCGAGCTACACGGTGCAGAGAGTCCAGAAGATCGGGACGGGGGTTTCGGTCTGTTATTTGAAATAAACGATGGCGGACAGCATTCGGCAGCAATTGGTTGACCTGGTCATTGCGGCCGTCGAAGACATTGACGGCACGGGGAGCTATCAGACCTCGATCGGGACGACCGTCACCGATTGGGGGCTGAACTTTCAGGAGGACGAGCTTCCGGCCGTGAGCGTCTGCGACACCAGCGAAACCGTCATCGACGACGGAAAGGGCGAGGGCTACGGCGAGGTGTTCGACCTGATGCGCCTCGACGTGCAGATCCGCATCCAGTTCCGGGCGTCGGACCGTCCCGGCGACTGCCGCCTCGCGATCGCCGACGTGCTGACAGCGCTTCGCGGAAACGAGCGGTGGAACAACGGGACGACGGACCTTGCGCTCGCGACGGATTTCAAGTCGGCGCAGTTCATTCTCGACGAGGAGAAGTTTTTGATCGCCGCCGCAGCGGTCGACATCCAGATTTTTTACCGGACGCGGAAATTCAATGCGTTCAGCCAGTGAATCATGAACCATATCAATTTTGAGCAGGTGCAGAAACAGTTCGGAAGCGGCGCGCGGGCCGTCTGGAACCGCCTGTGCGACATCGGCGGCTTTGGCCGCGTCGAACCGGCGCACACCGGCGGCCTCGATTTGACGCAACTGGACGCCAGACAAAAAAAAGAGATCGAGGCGGTGCTGAACCCGCCGAAAGGAGATAAATAATGGCAGGAACAGCAACCAATTACGATACATCCACAATCCCCGTCGATGTGGTCGGCCAGGTGTGGGCGGGACTCGCAACGCCGTCGGCCGGAGCACGGATCACGCTTCACACGGACGGAACGCCCGACGCGACGGCGAATCCGAACGCGATCCATCTCGGACACACGAAGGAAGGCTCGAAGGTCACGATCACAGCCTCGCAGATCAAACACTACGCCGACGAGGTCGCGACGCCGATCAAGGCGACCGTCGACGTCGTCGACATGATGATCGAGGGCTCGTTCCTTCAAATCATGGACGCGGACGTCCTGAAAAAGCTGACCGACGGATTCGGGACCTACGGAACCGGCGCGGGCTACGTCGAAAACACGATCGGGCGCAAGACGCTCGCCTATCAGTCGGTCGCGCTCATCTGGCCGACGCCCGCAGATGCTACGAAATTCGCGGTCGCCCACATCTATCAGGCGATCAACGAGGCCGGGCTGTCGTGGCAGATCAGCCGCAAGGGGATGTCCGAGACCCCGTTCAAGTTCGTCGCGTTCGCGATCGCCTCGCGCGCGGCCGCCGATCAGGTCGGCAACTACTGGTATCAGGTCTAGGGTAAGGGCGGACTCCCGCCCTTATATCAAACAAGGACGTGTGAACAATGAACAATCAAAACGGACGCGGAGCCGAATACCGCAGCAGGTCGTTGAAACGGGCTGCGAGAGAAGAAGTCACACTGCCCTCCGGGGCAGTTTTTGTCTTGAGGCCGCCGAACGTCGAGAGCTTTACGATTTCGGGCGCTCTGCCGGTCGCACTGACGGCGCGCATGGCCTCGCTGCAAAGGTCGGGGCTGGATGAACAGGAAGCGTTCGCGCGGCTCGATCCTGAAGAGCAGGTAAAAATGATCACGTTCGCGCGAAAGATGATCATACACATCTGCCTGGAACCCCGGATCGTCGACGAGCCGGCGAACGACGACGAGCTCGGCTTTGAGGATCTTGAGGGCGATGATGTGAAGTTCCTGATCGCGTGGGCAAATTCCGGCGGAGGTAAATCGGCCGACGCCGAAAAATTTCGTCGCGGATCAGGATCAACTGCTGTGGCTGGCGCTCGCCGCAAGAAATAGCGGCGTCCGTGCCTCGGATCTGATCGCCATCCGGTCGGATGTCGTCGCGCTCGATTTTGATCTGGCCTGCACGATGCGGCTGCTCGAATTCGACGAGGAGCGGAGGAAGCAGAATTTTGAATTTCTGGCGCAGTTATTAGGCGCGTCGTTCGGTACGACGCAAACGGGGTGATCATCGCGTAAAAGTCATGGCCTTCGGAAACCAGGAAGCAGCACTTCTTTTCAAGATCAAGGCGGATTCGAGCGACGCCGACCGCGCACTGCGCGGCGTTGACTCGGGGATCGCCGGGCTTGGCGGAAATCTCGACAAGCTGGGGGCGATCGCCGGAACGGTTTCGGGAATTGCGGCCGGGGCGATCGCCGCGCTCGGAACCGCTGCCGCCGCAACTGCCGCGACACTGTTCTCGCTTGCCCGCAGCGCGGCGGATTACGGGTCCGAGATCAAGGACGCCGCCGACAAGACGGGCGTCTCGACCGAGGCGCTTTCCGCGCTCAAGGTTGCGGCTGACGAATCCGGCTCCTCGCTGGAAGAGGTCGCGAACGCGACGGTTAAGTTCTCGAAACTCGTCGGGGATGCCGCCGAGGGTTCGAAACAGGCAAAAGAGTCGCTGATCCGTCTCGGCGTTGATCCGCAGGAAGCGATGAACGACCTTGACGCCGCGCTCGAAAAAGTTTTCAAGCGGATCAACGAGGCGCCTCCGGGCATCGCTCAGACGAAACTGGCGACCGAAGCGTTCGGAAAGGCCGGCGCGAACATCATCCCGGTCATCAAGTCGTTTGACGGCGACATGGCGGGACTGATCAAACGAGTGAAGGAGATGGGCCTCGTTTTCGATCAGGAGGCCGCCGACGCCGCCGACGAGTTCGGTGACACGCTCGACGATCTCAACAAAACAACGAAAGGTCTGGCGATGACGTTTGCGCGGGAGTTCCTTCCGCAAGTGACGGGCGCCATGCGATCGGTCCAGCGAATGATGCAGTCGAACACTTCGACGGCGGAATTGTGGGGCCGGGTGGTTTCGGGCGCGCTTGCGGACATGCAGCGCGGTTTCGGCCGTCTTGCGGAGTGGGCAAACTCGGATCAGGGCCAGAAGGTCTTTGACTTCATGCGCTGGCAGGCGGCGATTCTGACCGGCGGCGGCTCGGAAGCGTTGGCTGAGCTTTTGAACAAGTACACGTTCCGCGCAAGCGGCGGCGCGCAGGCGAAGGAGGAGGTCGGAGACGGTGGGCTGACGAATTTCGGGGGCGGTGGCAAAACGACCAAACGAACCGATCCGCGCAGGATCGCGCTCGAAAAAGCGGCGTCGATCCTCGGGATAAATGCGGTGGACCTTGCCGCGCTCATCAGTTACGAGACCGCCGGAACGCTCTCGCCGGGGATCAAGGGCGGCGCGGGCGGGAACTATCTCGGATTGATCCAGTTCGGTCCCGAGGAACGCCGGAAATACGGCGTCAGCGGCCGTCAGACGTTCGAGCAGCAATTGCTCAATTCGGTCGTTCCGTATCTTCAGGACAGAACGGCGGCCTTTGGCGGAACGAAGGGCATGGGGCTCGCCGAGCTCTACAAGACCGTGATCGCCGGGAATCCGGCCGTGTCGCTGAACGCGAAGGACGAAAACGGAACGATCCGCGAACACATTCAGAGGATCATCCGCGAGCACGTTCCAAAGGTCCTGAAACAGATCTTCGACGGAAAAGCCGGTGGGACCACTCAGGCCGATCTGTTCAAGGACCTGTTCGACGAACAGAAGAAACTCGCCGGCGAATCCTACGAGAAGCAGCAGGATAACTCCCGACGGTCCCTCGAACTTATCAAAGCCGAGTCGGAAACATACATCGCTTCGCTTGAGCAGAGATACGCCGCCGGCGAACTTCTCGAATCCGAGTACCAGGCTTTTCTCGGCGCACAGCGCGAGGCCATGATCGAGGCGGAGATCGCCGCGACGGAACAGATCCGGGACAACGAACTGGCGCCGGAAAAAGATCGCGAGGACGCGCTCAACCGTCTGAAGGTCCTCGACGAAACGCTTTCCGCGCAGCGCATCGCCAATTCTGCAAAGGTCAAGGCCGCGCTCGACGAGGAAGCGGCGTCGGCCGAGGAACTCCTCAACAACATCGAGAAGATTCAGGAGACCATTCAATCAGCCGGCGACGTCGACACGTCGGGCGCCGGAACGCAAGGTGAAGTTGGCTGGATGAAGAGCTGGAAGGGCCTTCTCACAACCGTGCTCGGCGATGCTCCGACGCTCAAGAGCGCGCTGGGCGACATCGGAGCAATGTTCGTCCGAATGTTCGACCAGATGGCGGAGGCGATCGGCCAGGTCGTTCAGCAATGGGTGCTGTACGGCGAGACCGGTCCGGCCGTCATGCGCAAGATCCTTGCGTCCGCGCTGGCGACGATTGCAGCCGAGTCCGCCGTACGAGCGATCAAATCCCTTGCGTGGGGTTTCTTTTTTCTCGCGACCCACCAATACAGTTCCGCAGCTAATGCGTTTGCGGCGGCGGCGCTGTTCGGAAGCATTGCCGGTGCAACGGCGCTCGCGGGCCGCGCGATCGCGGGCGATGCCTTCAAGCAAACGGCGGCGGGCGGATCAACCTCGTCGGCCGCGTCCGGCTCCCGCGGATTCACCGGCGGCGCGTACTCGGGAAGCGAACCGATGACGGTCAACGGCGGGCGGAACGCTCCGGCGGGCGCGGCCGGTGCGATCGTCGTCCGGGACAGGTCAAGCGGCCTGTTCTCGCAACTGTTCAAGCTTGAGTGGGAGAACAACGGCCCGATGCGCCGGATGCTGGTGGAGGAGTTCGGATAATGGCATACCTCGAGGCACTCATCCCGACAACGGACCTGATCGCGTGGTACAACCTCGAAGAAGTCACCGACGCGCGGCTCGCGTCATTGGCGGACGCCTCGACGGGCGCGCGCAATCTGACGGCGGTCGGTTCGGGTTCCGATCGTCCGCTCGGGGTGACGGATGTGCTCAACGGCTATCCCATCGTCCGGTTCGACAACGTTTCGCCTTTTCTGAACACGACCTCGCCGCCGGTGGTGTACGACATTTTCATCGTCGCGAAGTACACGCTCGCCGCGAATTTCGGCGGCGCGTACCGGGGGCTGATCTCGGGCGAGACGGCCGGAGATGCCCTTGTCGGCGACTCGGCGGCCAGTTCGACGAAGTTCCTGAACATCGGGACCGGGACGTCCTTCTACTACAAATCACAGACCGCGTATGCGGCCTCGGCGCAGGAGGCGCCGTTTGCGCAGTTCGAACTGCTGCGGTACGGCGACACGGCCGGGATCGCGTTCGACGGAATCCAGCTCGGGAACCACAAGGCGCTGACCGCGTACTGGCGCGGCGACGTCGCGGACGTGCTGATCTACGGCGCGGTGCAGTCGACAGCGAACGCGCGGCGGATTGCGCTTTTTTACGATCTCAAGTACCGGCTTTGGTTGACGAATTCGACGACGCTTTATTTCCCCGACCCGACCACGACCGGCATCTACTGGCGAAAATTCGATGAAACGCCGCTCGATTGGGACGACGTCACCGAATCGCACGAGTACCAGGACAAGGGGCGGTCGTTCAACACGTTCGCCGACACGCCGCCCCGCGTCTGGTCGATCGACTACTCCGGCCTGACGCCGGAAGAGGCCGAGGTTTTCGACGCCTTCAACGACGCGGCGCGCCGCGACCGCACATTTTCGCTGATCGACAAGTGGGGCGTGACGTGGACCGGCGTCCGTATCCGCAATTATTCGCGCGGTCACGACGATCACAAGAGCTGGTCAAAGAACGTGAGCTTTACGCTCGTGAAATACCCGTGATAACCGATTCCGCATTGCAGGCTGTATCCGTCGCGACCGACAAATCCGTCGTCGTGGAGTTCTACGACGTCGATCAGGCGCCGACCGACGACGGGTTCGATCCGGCGGACGCGCTGAAGCTGTTCGCGCTGACGGCCGGGATCACGTTTGCGGGCGAGGCTTACACGCGCAAGATCCGTTCGATCGGCAGCGTCAGGCGGACGACGGCCGAAGGATCCGACTCCGCGCAGGTGACGCTCGACAACCTCGACCGCGAGGTCAGCCAGTTCGAGTTCGCGACGGGCTTCGAGGGGCTGATCATGGTCGTCCGCCTGATCTCCCGGTCGCTGTCGACGAAGCTCGACGAATCGATCTATCTGTTCACCGGGCGCTGCGAAAAGCCGACGAGCGGCTCGCGCGAATCGGTATCGGTGACGGCGAAGGGGATTCTGCACTCGACGAAAGCCGAACTGCCGCGGCGCAAGTTCCAGAAGGACGACCCGGACGGACGGCTCCCGAGCGATCACGATTATCAGGGATTCCCGTACATGCCGCAGGTCAACGCGGGAACGACCGTTTATTCGGCACGGCTCAAGCGCGGCGGCCTGCTCGGGCTGCTCGGATTCAAAAAGACCCGGACGAAGACGCTTGTCTATTCGTCGTTCTCCGATCTCGACGCCGAGAAATATCTGCCGGTCGCGCTTGGCCGCGTTCAGGTCGTCGGGACGCATCTCGGTTACGCCGACGTCGGGACGTCGGTCCGCATGGCGACCGCGTTCATGGAAGGCGCGATCGAGTATTTCGACTCGTACCGGACCGACGACGTCCGCTTCTCGATCACCGGCACGGTCCACAAGCGGTTCGGGTATCCGCCCGACCTCGGCCCGACGCCCTACGAACAGATCCCGGTCCCGACGACCTCGTGGATCGCGAACGGCTATTATGCCCGAACCGCGATGTTCTTCTGCGAAGCGGCGGGGACGTCGATCGACCAGGTCGACCCGGCGCCGCACATCATCATCATCGCGCTCGGGCTGCGCGTTCCGGTCCCGATCTCGGGAACATGGACGACGGTCGACACGTGGCACGCGGACGCCAAATGGAGCGACAATCCGGCGGCCCACGTCCGCTATCTGCTGACGTCGCCGGATTACTACAACCTCGACGACAACTGGATGGACGACGCGACGTTCATCGAGTCCTACGATCACAACGACCAGTATTTCTTTGACGAGTCCTTCACGGACATCATTTTCACGCCGGACAACGCGAATTTCACCGGCGGGGATACGGAACTGAACCGGTTCCTGCTCTCGACGGGGGTCGCGACGCCGGAGTGGTTCGAATACCTCAACGACGACAAGACCGCCGCCGAGACGTTCCTGAAAACCGCGTTCTCGGAGCCGTATTCGGGTTCGATACCGGGTTCGGTGGCAAGTCCGGGCGATCCGACCGATCCGCCGGACCTTCCGGGCGGCGGATCCGTGTCGCTGGGTTACTACCTGCGGCGGCGGTACACGTCGAACATCGTTTTCACGGAACAGATCAAACTCGTCGACGCGCTGCACGACGTGCTCTTCGTGTCGGCGCGGCTCTACATGTCGCAGAATCCGCGAAACGGCAGACTGCGGCTCAAGAACAAAAAGCCGGCCGACTTCGGGCTCGGGACCGCCGCGATCTCCACGACGAGCTGCGCGATCGACGACGTCTCGGCGTGGATCGGCGACCTTCACGGGTACGTTGTGCTCGACCCGAACACCGCGAACAGCGAGGCGCGGGCGGTGACGGCCGCCGCGTATTCGAGCGCGCAGAATTCGGTGACGCTGACGGCGTCCGAGGATACGGTCGTCGGGTTTTCGGGATGCGACGGCGCATCGACGCCGGCGACGGCGACGGTGACGATCATCACGCCGACGCCCCTGACGGCGAAAACGGTCACGCTCGACGGGATCGACATTTCATTCCGGCCGGGAGCGATCGATACCGAGGCGACCTGTGCGGGTTTCCTGTACGCGGCCATCAACGCGCACCCGATGCTGAAACGGCGTTTCGTCGCGGACTGGACGCCGGGTGGCGCGGTGGTCACGATCACGGGCAAATTCGGAACGCTTACACTCGATTCCGCGCCGGCGCTTTCACACGTCGCGCCGCTGGGGAACCCCGGGAGCGGGCCGTCCGTCAGTGCTCCGACGGCTACCGGCTCGCTCGACCCCGGGGTCTACCACGTCGGCTACACGGAATACACGGCGCGGGGCGAGACCATCATCTCGCCGCTCTCGACCATCACGATCTCGGGATCGAACAAGCGGATTTCGGTCGCTGCCGTTACCCCCTCCGGCGGAGCGACGGGGATCAACTGGTACTGTTCGCCGGGACCGGGAAGCTTCAAGCTTCGGCGGTACAAGACGAACGACGGCTCGGCGCACACGATCGACCTCGCCGACCTTCCGCTTCAAACGTCGCAGATCAAGCCGGACCTGAACCGGACGGGAACGGAAGTTCTTCGGGTCGAGGCGCTTGTGACGGACCGCTCGCTCGCGAGGTCGGGGACGCAGCGCGCGAACGCGCTCATCGGGTCGTTCCGCTGGAAGCTCGGCGATCAGGCAAAGGCGGTCAACCGGGTCGACTTCAAGTTCCGCGATTCAACGCAGGATTTCCGGCTGGTGGAACTGCGGCTGCGCGATGACGCGCACATTGCGAAGATCAAGAAGATCAACAACGTCGAGGTCAACGGTCAGGCCGTCGACAATTGGAATCAGGCGTACCGGCTCGCGGCCGGAATGCTCGCGGAATACCGCGACGCGGATTTCTTCTATGAGTGGGAATCCGACAACGAGGCGCTGCTTCTCGAAGAGGGCGACGTCGTCGCGATCACCGACGACGGCGCGGAGGTATTCAACCTGCCGGTGCGGATCGAGTCGATCGAATACCAGAACACCGACGGTTTCGTAAAGGCGGTTTTCAGGGCGCGGCTCTACACGTCGACGCTGTACGACGACAGTGTCGCGGAGCGGAACATTCCGGTCGTCATCGACGCGAGCGAGACGACGGATTTTGTGTAAAAAATATGGCTCTCGTTTACCCGGAGGACATTTCAGTCAAAGTGCCGGACGCGGCCCGGTCGCAGTATGCGCTGAACAATTGGAGCGCGAACGGCGACCCGTCGGTCAACGACGACGAGACCGACGGCTACGAGGTCGGGTCGTTCTGGTTCAACGGCAGCTATCCGTATCGCCTTTGGGTCTGCCTCGATCCGTTAGCGGGCGCGGCGGTCTGGATCGAAGTCACGGTCGAGCGGAATCACATGTGGGTGCTCGCGACCGCAGGCGAGAACCTGGCGGCGCAGGACGCGGTCAATCTTTACAGCGACGCCGGAACGCTCAAGGTCCGCCTTGCGGATGCGGACGACACGACGAAGCCCTGTCACGGATTTGTCGTGTCCGCGGTCACGTCCGGGAATCCGGCTTACGCGATCACCGCGAACGGGATCGTGCGGACCGGATTGTCCGGGCTGACGGTCGGGGCCGAATACTATCTTTCGACGACCGCAGGGGCGCTTACGTCGACGGCGCCGTCGACTTCGGGAAACAGCGTGCAGAGGCTCGGGATCGCGATTTCGTCGTCCTCGATCCTTTGGGAAAGGGGATCGCCGGTGAGCGTTCCGTAACAATTCAAGGAGAAAAAACAAACATGTTCAAAGAAATTTTCAGACAAAAGGAAATGGTCGGCGCGTCGGCGCTGATCCACACGCCGGGCGAGCCGTCGTTTCCGCACGGAATTTTCCGGGTCGAGAAATACTGGGGCGAGATCGAGCCGGGCAAAACGCCGTACGAGGTTCTGGAATCCGTCAACGGATACACGAACACCGGCGGCGCTCTGCTGCTCGATCTGCTGATCGCTGCGGGCGGGACGGCCTACAACAACGCGAACGCCTACACAGGCGTCGGCGACGACAATACGGCGTATGCCGCGGCGCAGACGGACCTTCAGGCGTCGACGAATAAACTCCGCAAGGCGATGGACGCGACGTTTCCGAGCCGATCGGGTCAGGTCGTGACGTTCAAATCGACCTACGGCACGTCGGACGCGAATTGGGCGTGGCAGGAAGCGGCGATCTTTAACGCCTCGTCGGGCGGAACGATGCTCTGTCGGTCGGTCTCGTCGCTCGGAACCAAAACGTCCGCCGGATCGTGGGTGCTGACCTACACGCTGACGGTTCCGTAACGTGCCGGCGGTGCGCGCATTCAAATCGGTGCTGCGTCGCCTGAGTGCGGCGGCGCGGCGGTTATGGCGCGACAACGTGCGCAACTGTCGGGACACGTTCCGGACGTTGGGGAGAAAAATATGGCTGCAAGATTCAAAGTATATAACGGAGCGGCGCCGACGACGGCGAAGTTCGCCGCGGTGACGACGGGAACGAGCATCAAGACGCTGCTGCAATTGAAACCGTTCAATTTCGGGAAGGTGATCGCGTGGGGGATCTCGTTCGACGGGTCGGCGGCGGCGACGCCGATCGCGGTCGAACTGATCGAGACCGGGACCGTGTTCGGCACGGTGACGGCGCACGTGGATGCCGGTTGCGTCAAGATGGGCGGCGCCGATCAGGCGGCTGCCTCAGTGGCAGGTCTGACGATGGGAACATCCGCAACCGGCTACACCTGCACCAGCGAAGGAACGATCACGGCGTCGCGGTTGTTCGGGGCGCATCTTATCAGCCCGGCGCAGCCTGACTGGTTCTATCAGTTTCCGCTCGGGCAGGAACCGTGGATGGTGATCGGGAACGCGCTTCGGATCCGCGTTCACGCGGGCGCGGCGGTCAACGCGATCTGCTGGGTCGATGTCGAATTCTAAGACATGGCGTGGACGCATGAGGACAATTTTGACGGCTACAGCGACGGCGATCTGAACGGTCAGGGGTCGTGGTCGGGTTCCACGCTGTACGACGTTCAGGGATCGGTCATCTATCAGGGCGCGAAGGCCGTCTCGCGGAGCACGTTCGGCACGGGCGGCACGATCGCGAATTCGGTGACTGCGGTAACGGCGGGGTCGCTCTTTATCGCGATGCGGAAAACGTCCTCGACGCAGGGGTCCGCATATACCATGCTTCAGGACAGCGGCGAGGGCATTTGTTGCTACGTCCGGATGCACAACGACTCGAAGATCTACGCATACAATGCCGCGTCGGGTTACGTGAACATGGGCAGCTATGCTGCAAATACGTGGTGCATCATCAATATCGAGTGGGACGATTCGGCGCACCCGAATCAGTGGCGGTGCCGGTTTCACGACGGGTCTTCATGGTCTTCGTGGACTTCGTGGATCGACACCTACAATGCGATCACGAGCGGCATTGACGGCGTAGTTTTTGACATCGACAACACGGGAGGCACGCCAACCGCCTATTGGGATCTGCTGACGCCGACCGATCCGACCGCGGGCGGCGCAACGTGGACTCCCCGCGTGATGCGGCCGGGTCAGGCTGTGCGCCGGGCGTCAAACTGGTAAGAGGGAAAAATGGCACGTCACGGACGCGGATTTCCAGTCAGGTCACGGAACGGTGAGGCTTTGCGCCCGCTGCTCCTTAACGCCGATGCCTCCGTTTCCGTAAACGAGTCACTGTCCGCCAACGAAGCCCTTTCGCTGGCCGTCACGCTCACCGCGATCAACGAGTCATTGGCCGCGACCGAGGCGCTTTCCGTTGCGGTCGCCCTGACCGCGATCAACGAACCACTGGTCGAGGCAATGGACGTCAGTGGTTCGGGATCATCCGAAGCGGACGGACGATACTACTACACCGGCCTCAGCAACGGGAAACCATACTACAACAAGGCCGGGTATT